CAAGCCGTGGGTGCTGGATGGGTTCCTTACCTCTTACCAGCGTGAAGCATGGTCTTGGTTGCATCAGCGTGGGAACGAAGGTTCTAATCTATGGTGGGCGTGCGGTGCCGGTAAGACACTAGCAGCCCTACTGTTTCTAATCAGCGGAGAAGAAGGAGAGAAGAAGATCATAGTGACTCGCGCTACGACTAAGCGTCAGTGGCAGCGGGAAGCAGCACAGTACACTGACCTTAAGCTACAGATACTTAGTGGTCAGGGAGCCGAGCCCATCGATCATGAAGTCGAAGCGGTTGTTATCTCTTGGGAGATACTTCCGCATTGGCTAGAGGCCCTGCTTACGTGGGCAGCCAGTGAACCGTACGAGTTATCCATCGTGTTCGACGAGATACATAAGGGCAAGTCCCATAAACGTAAGGAACGCTACGTTACGATTACCGGAGGGTACGGCTACCGCTGGTTAAATAATCGCGTTTCAGCGGCAGCACGACTAGCCCGCTTAGCCGACCGAAGGCTGGGCCTTACGGCTACGCCCATCCGTGACCGACGCTCTGACTTATGGGGGCAGTTAGATTTAATCCAGCCCGGTCGTCACGGCTCCAGTTGGGATTGGATGCACTACTTCTGTGATGCACGTCCCGGTCAATATGGTGGACTGGATACGTCGGGTAAGAGTAACTGCGATGAGCTTAAGGATACGCTGGACGGTCTGACGCATGCAGTTTCTTATGCGGAGATGGCCCGGTCGTTGCCGCCTAAGCGTCGCCGCCTGCTTTACATCAGTGCGGGTGAACTTGTTCGAGCCGCTAGCTTTAGGCAGGAGCTTAAGAGCGCAGCGAAGCGAGGGCCGTCTGCGTTATTCGAAACACAGTTGATGCAGACTGCTACGATGAAACGTAAGTTAGTTGTAGAGCATGTCTGGGAAGATATATTCTCAGGTACGGAAAAGGTCGTAGTCTTTACGGGGCGACGGCAGGACTGTACGGCACTGACGAAGGCGATCAGCAAGAAGCTTGCATCGCTGAATGTGCCGGTTTTCTCTGGACATGGCGGCGATAGCTTGTCTGTTCGAGAGGACGAGGTTAAGGCGTTTGCGGGGAGGGATGGAGCAGCGGTGTTCGTCGGTACGACGGATGCTTTTGGTGAGGCCATTGATGGTCTCCAATGTACTGACTCCGTTTACTTCGCACTCTTGCCATGGACACCGGGGCAAGTAACCCAAGCGGAAGGGAGATTTAGTAGACACGGATCAGACCGCCCGGTTCTGATTACGTATCTCATCGCGGAAGGTACCGTTGATGAGCATGTAGCAGACCTCTTGCTGGATAAGCTGGAGGATGTTGCAGACATCACTCTCGATGAGGAGGCCGAAGGTTTGGCTGATACCTTAGCGGGGGTCGATGATGAGGAAGAGTTAATCAATTCAATTTTGGAGGTGAGTCTTGGATAAAGAAACAAGTTTGGATTTTAAGTTAGCGTTGGCCAAAGCAGTAAGTAAGCACTGCGAGGGGGAGAACTCGCATTATGTAGTTGAGCAGATTGTTGAGGTGGTCTGTGCCATCTCCCTTCTGTCGAAGCTACCGCTACCCGTGTTGCTCAGGATGGTAGACAAGTCGTACCATACACAACTACCGTTCGCTACCGGCCCGGAGAGTAACGGCAACATCTTGTTCCACAACCTAAACGAAGTCCCGGAAGCATGAAACATCTCATCGATCCGGGCCCATCTCGCAAGGGATGGCACCGGTTACAGACTGTACTGAAGTGCCCGCGCTTATATGCACTCAAGTACTTAGCAGATACGCCCGCTTCGACTATGGCCCCGGCTGAAGCGTTGGTCAAAGGATCGATGATCCACGTAGGTATTGCCCATCACTACGCTCTCCAGATGGATGAGTGGAAGGGCAAGGAAGACCAGCTACTTACTCCGGCTGAAGCCGTAGTCGAGTTAGCTGAGAGGCAGCCCGGTGGGGTCCGGGCTGCGTGGCTTAAGTATGTAGACGAGATCCTAGAAGTGTTGGCCGCTTACCAGCTTCATTGGAACTCGGAGAACTGGATTACCAAGGCCGTGGAACATGAACTCATGGTCCACGTCTTTGATGAGGAACGTAATGAATCTGTCCTGTATACACAGCGGGTCGATGCTATCTGGGAGCACCCAATATCTGGTAAGATATATTACGTAGATCACAAATCCGCTGGCCGTTGGTCGGGTAGGTCGTTAGGCCAGTACTCGATCAGCGGCCAGATGGTCGGTTACCAAATGATCGGACAAGCTAAGTATAAGGAGAAATGGGGAGGCGTGCTGCTCAATGTCATTGAGTGGCCGAAGTCAGGTAAGGCACCGATGTTTACTCGTGTGCCCGTTGAGCCTGCTCCGTACGCCGTAGCGAATTTTAAGTCGACCATCCTGCATGCAGAACAGATGGTCCACAAGTATTCAGACAGAGAAGCAATGGAGTGGCCGGGTGCGTTTCACGGGGGAGCCTGTTGGAACTTCGGCCCATGTAAGTTTTTATCGAGTTGTCAGTGGGGAGGAATGAAATGAGTAAGTATGTGTTTGGCGGGATCTACGGTCCTGCGAAGAGTGGTAAGACACTCGCAATGATTAGGTCGTTTCCGAATGGACTGTTCATCGCACCGAGAGGCGCGTTGCTCTGTAAGGGATGGTTGTCCCGTGAGCCCAAGTCCGTTGAAGCTGGAGGTAAGGTCGGCCTGCCTGAGATCACAAAGATCATCAGGCAGCACGCCAAAGATTACCCCGCGATTATCGTAGATGACTTCAGCATCATTCTTGATTGGGAACTAGCTAAGTGCAAGAAGGCCGTCGCTGGTTGGGGAGCGTTTGATAACTTCAACAAGCGGGTGTACGATTTCATCGAGGCGGCTCGGAATGCTGACTGCCACGTCTTCGTAACGATGCACGAGCAGGCACCTAAGGAAGTCGGACAGGACGGCCAGAAGCGTTGGGTGAAGGGATGTCCGATGGTGCCGGGGTGGCAGCTTCCAGAGAAGCTTCCGGCCATGTGGGATATTTGCGCTCGCGTGGTCTACGATAAGAAGGCCAAGGGCTGGCCCCACGTCCTTCAGACGGGACCGGATTCGGATTATATTACAGGCGATCGGTTGGCCATCACGCCGGAGAGGTTCCCGATGAACCTACGTGATGTCCTTCTTAGCGCAGGGTACGACTTACCACGCCCTGAAGAACTAGCATACTTTGAAGAACATGTAGCGAAACTGAGCCTAGCCTTGGCTCCTGCACTGGACGGTAAGCCGGGGGCAGTTAAGAAGGTCTTCGTCGAGCATCAGAAGGAACTGATGGATGCGACGGAGGGGAGTCCAGAGTTTGTACGCTGGATCTTCATGGACGCGCTTGACCGTGCGTCTTTACGTAAACACAGCAGCAACATGCTGCAAAACTTTATTGATTCGATGTGAGGTAATGAACAATGTTTAATTTTGATTTTAGTACGACGACTTCTTTCACCCAGCCACCAGCAGGCGAAGGCGTGTACCACGTCAAGCTTACTGCGATTGATACGTATACGACTCAGTCTGGCAACAACCGGGTCAGCCTTCACGCTACCGTCATTGACGGTGATGCGGAAGGGTGCGTCATCAAGGATGGCATCAACATCCCCAAGAGTGCTGACGATAAGGTCAAGGGCGTTTGGATGAGGTTCTTTACCTCTATGGGATTGAGCCCTGCGGAGATCCGTGCCACGTTTGGTAGCGCGAGTTCGAGCATGGATGACATCAAGAAGACGTTGGAGGAGTCTTTGCTCGGACTCACTGGGTATTGTTACTTTGCTCCAGCAGTTGAGGAAGGCGGTTGGCCAACCCGTAAGTGGTTGACCCCGGCTCAGGCTAAGTCAGCGATGCGGACCAGCAATGGCCCTGCTTCGAGCGACGATGCTCTGGGCGACTTCATCAACGTGTAATGTTCTGGGGCGCTTCAATCTACGTGTAGCCTCTTCATCTCCTTGGCTAACACGCAGTAGGGACTGGTTACCCCGTGAAGCGCCCCTCAGTTACTTCAAGGGGGTGTCTTAATCTTGGCGTGGGGTTTTGTTGTTGAGTGTTTTACCCGTGTCGAGTAGGGAAGGGGTGATGGCCTTCCCGTAAGGCACCTCCTTTTAGGGGGGCAGATGGCGTTCGATAAAGCCAAGTGTGAGCAGTGCCCACTTAAAAAGCACTGGGAAGATGCGGGGT